TCTTCAGTAGCTACTTCAACCCAGCCGATTTGTGCTGTATCAGAACCAGATACTGCGTATCTATCTCTGATGATAATTGGTTTGTTACTAAATACAGTTAACTGAGGCTCAATAGATTGACCAGAGTCATTGTTTAATGTAGAACCTTTACCAAATTCAGATCCGTAAACGAATACTTTTAATCCAGTTTTTACAACAGCAGTTGCGTTAACCGCAGCTCTTGTATAAGGTATTACATCAAAGTTACCACCATTGTTTCCTGCGATACCACCGTTTGCACCTGATGCAGTAACGATAGCTTTTACAGTAAATGAAGGATCAGCAGGATCCATGATAACTACAGTTTGGCTAGGGAAAATTACGTTTCTAATTGTTCCTTGACCAGGAGCAGCAGACGCGTTAGCAATAGTTAATCTATTACCAGCTTGTGCACCACCTACTACTTGACAGCTTACATTATCATAAGAGATATGTAATCTGTTTTGCTCAGACCAAACTACTTGGTCAGACATCATTGGCATTTCAGCGCCAACCATTCTTAAGAAGCCACTTAACGTTCTGTTTCCATAACGCTCTACCTCTGCTTCATAAATTTCAGGTAGATATTGTTGTGAGAAGTCATTCGCACCACCAGTAAAACTTAAGTAATTAGTTACTAAAGTTTGCTGAGCTTGTGATGGAATTAACGTCCCAAACTGAGGACTTAATACACCCATAATTGTTAATTTTAATTGTTAAATTTACTTCGTTTGATTTTCAATTTTGAACTATCTACACCGTCTATAGCACGAACTTTTAAACCTCCAATAAAAATATCACCTGGATTTGTTTGACGAGCTTCATTAGAAATATTCTTTGAACCGTCTACAATAGTTTTTATTCCATCAGATTTTCCTTGTTCGTAAAAATGATTTACTATTTTATCTATATTTTGTGCAGCATACATAGCTTTGTGATAACCTCTCGTATCTTTAACATTACCTTCTTTATCCAAGAACCTCTCGACGAAGTTGTTTAGATTAGATTGATTTTCAGCAACTGCATTGGGATCCTTAACACCGTATCTATACTTCTTGTCCCCAACTTCGAAATCAAAACCTTTGAATTCATCAGAAAAAAGTTGTTTAGTGTTATTAAGAAAATTTTCATGCCTTTGCGTAGCTATTTCCTGTTCGTTTTTATAGCGATTAAAAAATTCCATAGCTTTTTGTTGTTCCTGATTTACACCGGGTCTCGACTTGATCTCCTTGTAATATCTTTGTTTTGTTTCTTCCAAAAAGTTTTTGGCTTCTGCAATCGCTTCTTTTTTAGCGAGTTTCTTTTTCTTGACGTCTCGCTCTTCGTCAATTTCTTTATCATAATGAAAGTTCTCTTCCATTACAAAATCTATTTCTTCGTTATTTAAATGTGGTTTTGTTTTTTTGTAGTATTCTCTTAACAATACATCTTCATTAACATTAGAATAATCCGCATTTAATCTAACATAATCTTCCAGTGTTCCACCTGTTTCCTCCATAAAACTTACTAAATTTTCTATATTTTCTGGTAGTTTATATTGAGGTTGTACAGGTTTATCAACTTGTTTATTTAATTCTTCTTTTGAAACCTCGACAATAGGCGATTCGGAT